GAGCAAAAAACGGTCTTGATAAATGGTTCGCACAAAAATGGGTAGATATTGGGAGCAAACGAAAGGATGGTTCATTTGCAAAATGTGGCCGTTCAAAACAGAAAGCGGATGCGAAACGAAAGTATCCAAAATGCGTCCCACTTGCAAAAGCCACACGAATGAGCGACTCGCAAAGGGCGAGTGCTGTCAGACGAAAAAGAGCAGCGGGTAACACAGGACCTAAACCAACAAACGTTAAAACATTTGCTAAAAGAGCAAAAGCTGCAAGCGGTGGATCAATCGGTGATAAGATGATTCGTCAAGCACAAAAGAATTACATTGGAAGTTATGTTTCTGGTGATTTAGGTGGAGTCAAAGTAGGAAACAAATCATATAAAAAATATTACTCTAACCCTGGTTTTAGGATGCCGAAGATATCATGAGGCGAGAACGAAAACCTATGCCAGCTAGGAATAAAAAAAATTTCAGACCTACAAAGTCTGGAGCAGGCATGACACGAGCCGGTGTCGCTGCCTATAGAAGATTAAATCCCGGTTCAAAACTAAAAACAGCCGTGACTGGTAAAGTGAAGCCAGGATCAAAAGCTGCTAAACGTAGAAAATCATACTGCGCAAGATCATTAGGTCAGCTCAAAAGAGCTTCAGCAAAAACTCGTAACGATCCGAACTCAAGAATCCGTCAGGCTAGAAGGAGATGGAAGTGTTAAAAAAACAAAAAATTAAAAAAGTAATGAAAGGTTTGCAGAAAGCATCAAAGACACATGCTGCGCAAGCTAAAACACTAAAAGGAGTATTACATGGCGGATCCAAAAAAAGGAACGGGAAAAAAGCCTAAAGGTTCTGGTAGAAGACTCTACACAGACGAAAATCCCAGAGACACTGTAAGTATAAAGTTTGCAACACCTGCAGATGCAAGAGCCACTGTTGCAAAAGTAAAACGTATTAGTAAACCTTTTGCTAGAAAAATACAAATCCTAACTGTTGGAGAACAGCGTGCCAAAGTTATGGGTAAATCACAAGTCGCTGCAATTTTTAAGAAAGGTAAAAATGCAATTAGAAACAGTAATAAATAAATTAATAAGGTTTATTAAAAGCAGAACTGAAGCGTTATCCATTACAGTCACATCAGGAGGTGTTGACAGCATGGAGAAATATCAGTATATAATAGGTCAAATAAACGCTTTAGAAGCGGTAAGACAGGAACTCTCTAACCTGCTAAATGATAAGGAGCAAAATGGAACAGTCATCGACATCAAGTCAAAAGATTATAACCCCAACTAAAAAATTAGTCGGAGTAGAAAAACAACCAAAATTACCAGTACCAACAGGGTGGAGACTTTTAGTTTTACCTTTTAAGATGAAAGAGAAAACTAAAGGTGGAATCGTATTAGCTGAAACAACTTTAGAACGACAACAAGTTGCATCGCAAGTTGGATTAGTTATGGCTATGGGTCCGCAGTGTTATGCGGACAAGGATAGATATCCAGAGGGACCATGGTGTAAAGTAAAAGATTGGGTTATGTTTGCAAGATATGCAGGTAGCCGAATAAAAATTGAAGGTGGAGAAATGCGTCTGCTAAACGACGATGAAGTTTTAGCAACAATTGAAAGTCCAGAGGACATATTGCATGAGTTTTAACATAGGAGGAAACTATGCCGGAAAGTAATCCGATAAAAAAAGACGATCCGAATGTAGCTATCGATACTTCAGGACCTGAAGTAGATGTTGCATTACCGGAAGAAAAGACGGAAGAAGTTGTAAATACAACGGAAGCGCCGAAACAAGAAACAGAAACAACAGAAAAAGATACAGATAAAACATTTGAAAATGAAAGAGAAACAAAGTTAGAAGAAAAAAAAGATCAAGAACTAGAAGACTACAGTAAAGGTGTTCAAGCGAGAATAGCAAAACTAACTCGTAAGATGAGAGAAGCAGAGAGAAGGGAAAAAGCTGCTACTGAATATGCTAGAGCTGTAGAAGAAAAAAGACAAGCATTAGAAAAAAGATTTGAAAAAACTGATGCTGATTATCTTAAAAAATTTGAGACTACTATTTCATCAGGAATGGAGGCAGCACAAAAAGAATTAGCTGCAGCTATTGAATCTGGTGATGCTAATGCTCAAGTTGAGGCAAACAAAAGAATTGCAACACTCGCATTTGAGAATGCAAAACTAGCGGCAGCCAAAGAAGGTCGAGAAGAACAAAAACAAACACAGGCAGAGAAACCTGTACAACTCTCCGATGGTCCTACTGAAATGCCATCAGAGCCAGCACCAGATCCTAAAGCTGAAGAATGGGCTTCAAGGAATACTTGGTTTGGTCAAGATAGAGCCATGACTTATACTGCATTTGAGATTCACAAAGATCTAGTTGCAGAAGGTTTTGACCCTAAATCTGATGATTACTATGCAGAAGTCGATAAAAGAATTAAGGTTGACTTTCCGCACAAGTTCGGTAATACTAGTGAAAAGCAATCGACCACCCCCGTTCAGACGGTGGCTTCGGCTCAAAGAAGCGTAAAACCCGGTCGCAAAACTGTGAGACTCACATCATCACAGGTAGCAATAGCTAAAAAATTAGGTGTGCCACTCGAAGAATACGCAAAACAACTTAACACGAAGGAGGCGTAATGGAAAAAGATAAAAAAACTTCTCGTGCGAACGACACACGGTCAAAGTCTGAAAGACCAAAAGTGTGGGTTCCACCATCATCTCTAGATGCACCCCCTGCACCTGATGGATTCAGGTATAGATGGATTAGAGCAGAGAGTGTTGGATTTCAAGACACCAAAAACATAGCTTCTCGTATGAGAGAAGGTTATGAGTTAGTACGTGCCGAAGAAGTCGAAAACGCATCTGACTATCCGGTCCTCGATGAGGGCAGATACAAGGGAGTGATTGGGGTTGGCGGCCTTCTACTTGCGAAGGTACCTATCGAGATCGCGAAGCAACGTCAGGAATACATGACAAGACGTCATGCTGAACGAAGCGAAGCAGTAAATAACGATCTTATGCGGGAGCAGGATAAGAGGATGCCTATCAATGTTGACAGGCAATCTCGTGTAACCTTCGGTGGTACGAAAAAGTAATTTTAAATATCACTGAATTTCTATCAACCGTACTGGAGGCCTTTTCGAAGGCAGGTACATAAAGGAGTAAAACTATGGCAAATAGTAACACAAAAGGTTTTGGTTTAATTCCTGCTGGGACGTTAGGTGCAACACCTGCTACTGGCGGTCAGAATAAATACAAAATCGATGCTGGTTATGCTCACTCAATATTCCAAGGTAACTACGTGCAGATCGACTCTGCAGGTGGTGCTAACACAAACCCTGGATATATTATCAGAGGACAACAAGCAGTCACTAATCCTACGATTGGTGTTTTAAACGGTGTGTTCTATAACGCGGCGACTACAGAGAAGCCAACTTTTCAGAACTACTATTCACAAGTAACTCCAGCAAACAGTGAAGACATCACAGCGTTTGTTATTGACAATCCATTTCAACAATACTTGGCATCTACGTCTGCACAATTAGGTGCAAACAATCCAGCTATTGAAGCACAAATGGGTAGAACTATGGGATCTGCAGCCAATTCTGGAAGCACGATTTCTGGTCAGTCTGATAACACGTTAACGGTGGCGTCAATCCACGATATTAACAACACATGGAGACTGTTAAGAATTGCAGAAGATCCTTCTAACGAAGATGGAACTGCTGCTAACTGTACAGTAGTCGTTGTTGCTAACAAATCACAGTGGTTTGGCACTGGAACTGTAAGCGCATAATAGGAGCATAATATGGCAATATCACGATCGCAACTCGTAAAAGAGTTAGAACCTGGCTTGAATGCACTATTCGGGCTGGAGTACAAAAGGTATGAAAATCAGCATGCTGAAATTTATGCCGAGGAATCATCTGACAGAGCTTTCGAAGAGGAAGTAATGTTATCTGGTTTCGCAAACGCACAAGTGAAAGCTGAAGGTGCAGGAGTATCATTTGATGATGCACAAGAAACTTTCACAGCTAGATACACTATGGAGACTGTAGCTTTAGCATTTGCAATCACAGAAGAAGCTATCGAAGATAACCTCTACGATAGATTAGCTTCTAGATATACAAAAGCTTTAGCAAGATCTATGAGTAATGCTAAACAAGTTAAATCTGTTGAGCCTTTAATCAACGGATTACCATCAACTGCAACTTTTAAAACAGGTGATGGAGTAGCTTTATTTAGTACAGCTCACCCTACGATAGCAGGTACTTTTAAAAATACGCTGACTACGCAGGCAGATCTTAACGAAACTTCATTAGAACAGTCGTTGATTGACATCGCGGCTATGACTGATGAAAGAGGTCTTAAAGTTGCAGCTAGAGGAGTGAAAATGATCGTTCCTTCGGAAAACCAATTCAACGCTGAAAGACTGATGAAGTCTGCAGGTAGAACTGGTACAGCTGATAATGATATCAATGCTATCGCATCTATGGGTATGATCCCACAAGGTTACAGAGTTAATAACTTTTTAACTGATGCTGATTCATTCTACATTATCACTGATGTTCCAAATGGAATGAAATATTTCAACAGAGCTCCATTGACAACTGCAATGGAAGGTGATTTCGATACTGGCAACGTAAGATACAAAGCTAGAGAAAGATACGCTTTTGGCGCGTCTGACCCTAGAGGTATCTTCGGTGTTGAAGGTGCGTAATACCTAAAATTTTGGGGCGGCCTTAAAACCGCCCCATTTTATTTCATAAATGGTGAGAAACATGAAGAAATTTAGAGTCCAAATATTTGCTTATCAATTACGTGCAGATTTTATTATTGAATCTTTGGACGGCCCCATTGATATAGAAAATGCTATCATTGACAAACTAGGAAAAAATGATATAAAGTGGGAGTCTCTTGGAGAAATGCACGATCCAAGGACTAATAGAATAACCTATGAGGAGGTTATAGAAGATGGAACAACATCTGCAGGACCTGTACACGAAGAAGAAGGGTCTGGACCTAGAATGGGAGCAGGATCATCTTAAGGAGGGTAGATATACTCTCAATATGGTTAAGATTGACAGAAAAGTCAGAGAAGTAATTAGCCATATCAAACTTGCTGAAGCTGCAAAAGCACATCAGCAAAATAAGATAGAAGCCGCTGCACCCGAAGTTTCAGTAGCTACTTAATAAAAAGCTACATCGTTGAATAAATTCAATTCACATTGCAGGCCCTCTTGCGCTCTACTTAAATATAATATATAAATTCATTACTATACAATTATAATTAGAACATAGACGCGTATAGTCGACGGCCTAGAGACTATGTTCGGAAAACTAGGAGGATTTAATTATGGCAAATACTACATTTTCAGGACCGGTACGATCAGAAAACGGTTTTGAACAAATAACAAAAAACGCAACAACTGGTGCAATAACTACTGATGCTGTTTACAACGCAACTATTAGAGGCGGTGTACAAACGTTATCAGGGGCAGGCGCTGTTAATCTTACTGATTTGATAACAGAGCTTACTACAGGGGCTGGAGCCGC